GCTACAAATGATAAAGTATCACCCGTAGCAATTCTCGCTAGTTTTTTCTCAGGAATGACAGCAAACGGCCTTCAACAAATGAAGGGCTTCTTAAAACCACAATTGTTTTTAAACAATAGACTCATCCTTACGGGTGCGGTTGTGGGGGGAGTGGCCCTGACTATACGTTGTCGACAACCCTTGCTCGACTTTCTGATTAAATCGATCAAACTTGGATTTGAACGATTGAAATGGAAATTAACGACAACCTTCCAAAACACCAAATTCCGACTTGGATTCCGCGACTTACACATAGCGGAATTCAAGAAACGGTCCAACGTCCCACACCCAGCGACTGCTGCGGTTCGGACGTCTGCTGAGTCAGCAATTGTTGACTTGATCAGGCCACACGGCTTAGGCATGAATTCCATTCCTGCTACTAGTCGTGATGGTCTGGTCGGGTCATCTTTGATTCAACAGACAACGTTGATGCGGCTCTGTAAGGATCCACGCCCGCAGCGAGAAATCGTTGCTGGCGCTCCTTATAAAGTCATGGATATCGATGGCGAGCTGGACATGGAGGACATTCTCCGGTCTGGTTCCGTCGTCGTTATCTTCCGTTTTCTACCGCTCCAGGCTGCTGGTCGGTCCGACGAATACTGTTGGACCTGGCATAAAGACCAAACCTTGGAGCTCCGCGTAGCAGGCGGGGAATCGTACCGACGCCCAGTTTGGGATTACTCGGAACCTTTCTCCATCCACTCGTGGAGGGGTACTCATCATTATGAACCTGAAACACGGGCTTGCAGCGATGCTAATTTCCAGTTGGTATTGTTGCGCCCTATCGGGTTTACATTGGGTCCTCTCTGCTGGGGTTGTAAAAGACTCCAGCGTCTAACACCGGTTCGAGGAAACTGGACGGTCAGACGCAGCTGTGACATTGTGTCGCTTGGGAAACCTGGTGACTATAGCTGCGCTGACGTGACGTCCACTAACTTTGAGCTGGCGAATTTACGAGTGAGTACACTGAACGACAAAGAGCGAACCTCGATGACCTCTGCCGCGATCGAGAGACTGTTCCGAGCTGAGAAGCAACCCGACGCTGTTCGGTGCGCTTTGACGGTTCATCAGTTTCTGATAGATCGTGGAGAACTTCCACCTCCGATATTGGATGTGATGACCTATCATCCGGTTGACCCCCTTGTCCTTGAAGTGTCTGTGCCTTCTATGCGGTTGGTTGCCCCACCCTACGACCGAAGCAGTTGTTCACCGTCAAAAGGTGTCAACGCAGATGCCCGCTGCATTAACGGGCGGTTGGTTAAGATTCGAAACACGCGGACTCACTTCCCGAAAGAGATGTGGGACTACCTGGAAGAATTCGCTGAACTTGTTGTTCCTGACGCTGGCATTGGCGTCCCGTGGAGCATGAGTGAGGTGGATGAAGTTCAGGATCGCGCAACGCAGCGTCAAAGTATGGCGCGGGACCTTCCTTGGTTTTCTTGGGAACATTCTCGTCTGAGCTCTTTTCAGAAACGGGAACCGTACCAGAAGATCACTGAACCTCGCAACATCACGCCGTTTGGCACCAAGCATAGAGCGGGCCTTTCGAGTTTTACCTACCCTTTCACCGATTCGATCCTTAAGAAGACGAATTGGTACGCTTTCGGTCTCGACCCACAACAGGTCGCCCTCCGCATCCGAGATCTTGCATCGACAGTTGACAAGATATCGAATGGAGATTACTCCCGTTGGGATGGACGAGTTGGTGTTATGCATCAAGCCGTCCAGTCTCGACTTTTTCTCCGCTGGTGCGCGCCTTATTATCGCCGCGAATTGAAGGAGTTGTTGGACGAAGAATGGAATGAAACGTTCTCCGCCCAGTCGACCACTCAGTTCGGGATCCACTATTGTGTGGGGACATCCAGAGCTTCTGGGTCTCCTATGACGTCATGTGCTAACACGTTTCTCAACGCTTTTGAGAAATATTGCGCGTGGCGTCATTCGGGACTTGGACCGGTGGCCTCATACGACAGCCTTGGTATCTATGGTGGTGATGATTCGCTCGATTCTGGGTCTCTTCCTGAATCGGATATGTTGTGGGTTGTTGAGCAAACCGGATCGGTGATCACTTGGGACACATGTTCTGAGGGTGAACCGGTCCCCTTCTTGGGAAGGATTTATGTAAACCCCTGGGTCACTAATGCGAGCACGATAGATGTTCGGAGACAGTTAAAACGACTCACACAAACTACTGCACCAGTTCATGTTGATCTCGGGACAGTGTTGCATCGGAAAGCTACAGCGTTTGCTGTGACTGACTCTACGACACCGTTCCTCCGTTCATGGACCAGAGCGGTTTTTCGGCTTGTCAAGGATTCGTCCAAGACTGGTTGGTGTGATTTGTCTTACCATTTCCAACAGAATCCGACTCCTGATGCCTGGGTATTTGATCCTCTCGATTGGGGTGATGCTTGCGTCGCCAATGGCCTTGATCCATGTGATGTTGCTATTTGGGAGAACTTGTTAGAT